CCAGCTCAGGAGATACGCTTGAAAGCGCCATTTCCCTAACGACGCAGTATCAGAAAGTTGCAGTCCATCATCATACCATAACGGCGCCATGCTCTACGTTCATCATTGAGGGCACTTGCACTCCTAGCGGTTGTTCCTGGACGCCAAAAAGTTGCGGAAGCAACGTAGATGAGAGTGCGTGCAACGCGGATATTGGATATGGATGCAGTTGGAATTCAGAGCTTTCGACTTGTGAAGGTACTTATTCGGGGCCGGTCGGATCATGCGGCGGAACGTATGTCGCAAGCAAAGTCTGGTATAAATTAGTAACGTAGGAGTAAACGCGGTGATTAAACTGACAGAATCGAATTTTCGGCAAGCAATCGCGGAGCATAAAAAAGTAATCGTAATGTTTTACCGCGAAAAAGGGTGCTCGTTTTGCGATAAAATGAAGCCGGTGTTTGAAGAGTTGGAAGAAAGCGGATTTGTTAAAGCGCAGTATGAGTTAGGCGCCGCGCCTGATTCGATTACACAAGGATTGATTGAAAGATTCCCGACGTTTGTTGCCTATGAAAACGGCGAATTCGTGGCCAAGCAGGAAGGGGTTTTAAGCGCGGAGCAAGTAGTCAATACGCTTTCCCCGGACAAGTTGCCTAAAAAGGCCATTCCCTTGGAAAAGGCCACAATGCTGCAACTTATGGCGGATGAGGCGGCGTTGATTGACCAAATCTATCCCTTGAAGGATCACCTAACCAAAATCAGGGCCGAAATCGAAAGGCGCCGAAATGTCTGATTCGGATTGTGGCGCCTGTTCATGGGCCGACCTGGCGAAGAACGCGGCCAAGGCCGCGACTAGCGCCGCAAAGCATTTCGTACAGGAAGGTTTTGTAATTGCGGATGACGCAATTATTAAGGCCAGAAAAGCGATTTGCGAGGGATGCGAATTCAAAAGCGGGTTGCGGTGCTTGGCGTGCGGATGTTTCGTGGAAGCAAAAACAATGCTGGTAACAGAAACCTGTCCGAAAGGGAAATGGCCCTAAAAAACTAATGGCTTTTGAGTTGGGTAACACTTAAACCAAGCCTAATTTTGCTTTGCTCCAATCAATCAAGGCAAATGGAAGGGGATACAACTGACCGCTAGTTGTATTCCCTTTTTTTATTAGCTAGTCTTATTCCATGCCCTCAATAGCCGCACGCGCCGACGGATTTGTTGCTGATATGTTTCAGGTGATTAGCCCCGGAGCCTCTTCGGTTGCGGCCATTGGTGCCGCTTCCGTTGCCCTGGCGCAACCTACCGCCGGTGTTACCATTCTGCGCCTATTTGCCACGACCGATTGTTTCATTGCCTTTGGCGCTACCCCAACCGCCGTTGTTGAGGGTGTCGCATCAATATTTTTGCCGGGCGGCGTCGTGGAATACTTTGAACGAGAAGAGGGCGAAACCCTCGCCGTTATTTCGTCCAACGCTTCAACCGGAAAACTCTACATCACTGAAGGCGGCACCGAATGAGTGGCGTTGGCCTTGGCGCCGGATCATGGTTAACCGGATCAACTGTCGGTTATATGGCCGAATCAATGGTGGGGTTTCTTGATGCTAGTCAAGTTAGCCTTTCCATCAATGACGGTTCGCGGACCTTAACTGTCACGCCAACCGGAGCCAACTTTACCATCTATTCCGGCGGCAATAAATTTGTGCTTCAAGGCGCCAAAACAACAACTTGGACCACGGCCGAAGGGTTGCATTTTTTCTATTTTGACACCGCCGGCAACCTGCAAAGCACGACCACATTCACGCCGGATATTATCACCAAGTTTTGTTTCGTTTCCTTGCTGTATTGGGACGCCACTAACTCGGCCCATATCTATTGGGGTAACGAGCGGCATGGCGTCTACATGGGCACCTCAACCCATTTATATTTGCACAATACGCGCGGGGCGCAGTGGGATAACGGCCTTTCCCTACTCAACTTCCAAGCCGATGGCACCGGAAGCGCAGCCGCCGATGCTCAATTCACAAGCGCAGCCGGTGTCATTTGGGATGAGGATATCCGCTACTCAATACCCGCCCAAACCCAGTTCCCTATCTATTACCGCAGCGGTGCCAACTGGCGCCGAAAGGCCGCTGATTCTTTTCCACTGATTTACAACGGCACCGCCGGTTACACCGGAACCAGAATCCCATACAACTTAAACACCGGCGGAACGTGGTCGCTTCAAGAGGTTGCAGAAAATAAATTTGCTTTGATTCATGTCCTTGCCACCAATGACATTGATTTTCCTGTCGTCGGGATTCTAGGGGTTGCGGAATACGCCAATAAAAGCGACGCCAGGGCAAACGTCGGACTGGAGTTACAGGGATTCACCGGCCTGCCGTTTGCCGAATTTACGCCGCTTGGCAGCGTCATTTACGAAACCAACTCAACCTATTCAAACACTCCCAAGGCGCGCGTGGTGTCAGTATCGTCCGGCGTTAACTACGCCGACCTGCGAGCAAGCTACTTCCGGCCCGGTACCCTTTAATTTCTTGCGCCCTGTTGCGTTTTGCAGCAATCATGGAAGAGAATGGCCAGGCCAAAAAAGGAAGTTAGTGGGAAGCTAGTTCAAGAACTGGCGGCCCTTGGTTGTAAAGTCACCGAAATTGCGTCGGCTTTAGACGTTTCGCCTGACACGTTGCAGCGTCGTTTTGCGGCTGAATTGGCAAAAGGCAAAGATAACCTGAGAATTTCGCTTAGGCGCCTGCAAATCCAAGCGGCCCAAAAGGGCAACGTCGTGATGCTTATTTGGCTTGGCAAACAGTACCTTGACCAATCCGAAAAGGTGGAACAGCAAGTGGACGCCAAGGTTGAGGCCAAGGCCGAAATAACCTACGTTGCCGAGTGGGGCGGCACCCAGGAGCCCGCGTCACCCTCTTCCGATGCGAATTAAGTTAAAGCTATACAAGCCGCACGCCAAGCAACTCGAATTCCATACCGCCAAAACCCGATACCGCGTGGCGTCGCTTGGCCGCCAGGCTGGCAAGTCCACAATGAGTTTGAACGAATTGGTCAAGCGCGCGTGGGAAGTCCCAAATACGCGGTATTGGTTCGTTTCGCCTACCTATCCCCAGGCCAGAATCCAATACCGCCGATTAGTCGGAATGCTTTGGGCTTGTCCTGAAGTCATGCTGAAAAAGAATCAAACCGAACTACGCGTCAAGCTAGTTAACAACTCCGAAATTAGCTTCAAGTCCGGCGAGAATTTCGACAACCTGCGAGGCGAAACTTTGCATGGTGCCGTGATTGATGAGGTGCGCGATCAGCACCCGGAACTGTGGCCGCAAGTTATCCGCCCAATGCTCACCACGACAAAGGGTTGGGCCGCATTCGTTTCGACTCCAAACGGGTTTGACGCGTTTTACGACCTAGCGGAACGGGCCAAAACTGATCCTGATTGGTCCTTGATTAAGGCGCCCTCGACTTGCAACCCATTATTCACCCGTGAGGAGTACGAGGCCGCTCGAAAGGAACTGTCAGACGCGGAATTCGATCAGGAGATAAACGCCAATTTCCGCGACCTGCACAGCGGTTCCGTTTACGTTTCATTCTCGGACGACAACCTAAAAGCCGAGTGTCCGTTTATTAACGGCGGCCTATTTACCCCACTACTTCCGGTAATCGTCGGAATGGACTTTAACCTGTCGCCAATGGCATGGACCTTGGGCCAAGAGCGGAACGGCGATTACTACTTTTTTGATGAGATATTTTTGAAAAAGTCTCATACCCAAGAGGCCGCCCTAGAGTTGGTGGACAGGCTCAAGCGCATGGACCTAAAGGCGCCAACCCAGGTTATCCTTGCCGGCGATGCCACGGCCAAGGCAGGCCAGCGTGCGGCGGCTGGCAAGTCCGATTACTCCATCATTTGCGAGCTACTGACAGACGCCGGCATTCGGTTTGAAAACCGCACGCCAGAGGCCAATCCGCATATCAAGGACCGAATCAACATCGTTAACGCCAAGCTGAAAAGCGCCACCGGCACGCGCCATTTGTTTATCAATCCCAAAACGTGCCCAAAGTTAGTGCGCGACCTGCAACGCGTCGTTTGGAAACAAGGTGGCTCATTCATTCTTGACCAAACCACTAACCCCGAACTGACACATATTTCCGACGCGATGGGCTACGCCATTGCCGCAACCTCACGAATTTGGCAGCCGGCGGTTGGAGGAATTCGAGTTATTCGGAGATGATTTCCGCCGGCCCCGTAGTTCAGAGGTAGAATACTCCGAAAAGCCAGGACGCTGGCCGAAGTGGTCGCCGGTTCGACTCCGGCCGGGGCCGCCATTTACATGAGTGATTTGGACAGGTAGGGTTAGGCAACGTGGGAAAACGACGAATCAAAATTGCCGCTAGCAAGTCCGCGCGCTATCGCACCTTTATTTCCGAACGCGATAAAGCACTGGAAGTCATTTTGAATAAGTCTCGCGCCCAAATGCACGACAACCTGCGCGGCGCGTTCCAAGCTATTAAAGAAAAAATAGCCTATCGGTATTCCACGGCCGCGCCTGAATCCATGTCCTTTGATTCGTCACAATTCTTGACGGCCATTGATGACATTATCAAAAAAGAGTTTGGCAAAACGGCGGCCCTGCTCGGCGGCATTTTCATTCGGCTTAAAATGTTTTCATACGTTTTGGCCTCTACTGCCGAGGCAGAAGCCATTGGCCAAGCTAGAAACAAGGCGACCAAATACAACATTACCCGCAATGACGCGTTGGAAAACGCAATCAGCAATAGCCGTGGCGAAAACATTGGCGCTAGGATTCAACTGGCGTTCGACCGTTTGCGCCGGCGCATTCTTGACGCGGTACAGTTGGCACGCGTTCAACGGGCATCGGTGGCCGAAATGATGGCCAAGGTTGATCGGGCACTACCAAGCGGCGCCTTTATCAAACGGCCCAAGCCTGTACTGAAGCGGATCAAGGAATCGGCCCAAACCCCGCCAGGGTTTAACCTCAACGTGCCGGATGATGGCCCTGAAAAAGTATCCCTGTCCTTTGGCTTTGTTGATGATGACGCATGGTCCGAAATGGTTGATTTTTACCTGACCGAATATGTCCCAACTTATCGGTATCGCGGACCCGAATCTGATTCGGATTACTTTTACAAGGATTGGGAGATGGAGCGCGACATAACCCACGAATTTGTGGCATCGGTGCGCGCTGGCCAGAACGAGGCCGCAAGGCAAAACGGTATCACTGATTTTCAATGGATCGCGGTTGTTGATGACCGGACCTGCGAGGATTGTTGTGATGATTATGGTTGCGTTGATTTTGATGGTAAATCAACCCGCGAAATTGAAGAACTAACAGGCGGTGAGGTGTCGGTTCCGCCTGCTCATATTAACTGCCGGTGTACGATTGCGCCGCTACTTGATACCATGCCAGAGGCGCCAGCTAGTAATGCAGAGGAATTTGACGAATGGCTCAACAGCTAATTAAGAAACCAAAAGATTTTGACGCATACGATACTAAGGCCGGCATTTTTTCAGACGTTGCCGATGGCGTGCCAAACATCGTTTCGGCTGAACACCTTATCAAGCTAATCGAATCGGACCCAAACGCAGTGGTTGAGGCCCGGCTGTTTGTGCGTGATGCTACCACGGGCGGCGGACATTATAGGACAATGGACCGCCAGGAATTCCTTGAAGCGGCCAAACAGGGCATGAAGGCTGGCAAGTTGCGCGAGGGTATGGACGCATTTGCAACGGATGGGAATGACATTTCCGGTGGCGGTGCGCTGGTTGGGGATTCTTTCGTTCCGTTAATGGGCGGCCCATTCTTCAAAAACCTGTATCAGCGAGACTTTATTCAACAGGCGAACGCGGCCTTTTATGCGTTCAATCATCACCCTATCGCGCATCAGGCCGTTAACATCATCAAAGATTTTACCCTTGGGCGCGGCTATCGCGTGGACTGCCAAGACAAGGAAGCGTTAGCCATTTGGCGCGCGTTCGAGGACGCCAATAAGCTACAGGAGCAATTACAGCAAGCGGCCGTGGAACTGGCCATCAATGGTGAAACGGCATTCTGGAAACTGCCGGGCAATGAAGCAAAGATAGTGCAGCGGCCCTACCCAGGGCAAAAGGTTCCAAAGGCGCTTATTCCGCGCGTGCGTGTAGTCGATACCACTGTATTTTGGGATATCGTCACCGAACCAGAGGACATTACGTCCGTACTCTATTACGTTTGGTTGGCGCCGACACAGTGGCAGGTATTCACC